ACCCTAAATTTGATCGGGAAAAGTTTGAAAAAAGAATAGAATTAGATTGACAGAAAACAGTAAAACGTGCTACATTTAAAGCAGGTTCGTTGAACCTGCTTTATTTTTTTTATAAGGAGTTTTGCAGATGGCAAAAAGCAAAACAAAATCTTCAGGGGATGCTTCAAAGGAAGAATTGAAGCAAGCGAAAAGGGAAGCAAAGATCAGGATCAGGGATTTTATTAAATCCCTGGAAGATGATCACCAATTGAAAGCTGATCTTCTGCTTGTAGTGGGTGTTGGTAGAGTTGGTAGAAAATCAACAGTTGCTTCTATGAACATGCAAATCAAAGATGCTTTGATAGAAGCAGGGGAACAGGGACTAACCGAAATGGACATTTTCAAACAGTTCAAAATTGGTCGTCCTGAAATGAACAGGAAGGTTCGTTTGTTCCTAAAGGTTGCCGATCCTGATTCAAGGGTATGGGTTAGCTTCAAAGATGGTGTTTACAGAGTTGAAGCACTTGGAGCAAACCCACCTGAAGAATGGGGTGGTTATCTTCCTTCAGATGTAGAGCAGCTATAAAGCTGCACGGTTTACCTTGCAAAATCCCCTGGAAACAGGGGATTTTTTTTATTGACAATTTAATTTAAATCTGGTACTGTTTAATAAATCCCATCTTCTAAATTCATTTTTAATTTATTACAACCTGCAATAATGGGCTATACTAAATGACATTAGATGAAAAGAAACAGGTAATTATAAATGAATTTGAAGCAATCCCAAATTTAGATTTAGCAATTGAATCTGCAAAAATAAATTATGGTTTAACAGATAAAGATATAAAACGTGCTTTTGAAGATTCTGATTTTAATAGAAGAATTAAGAAAGTTGAAATTGATTTTAAAAAAGAACTATTAGATAATTATCTTGATTTGGTTAGATCAGTAAAAGATGATGATAGGTTAAAATCACAATTGTTAATTAAAAGTTTAGAAACATTTGTTTCTGAAGTATTTGGTTCAAAAGATAAAAAAGAAGCGCCTGTTGTTCCGCAAAAGATCATATTGGAAGGTGTAGATTGATCCAAAAAGTACAGATAATTAAAAAGGTTCAAGATACACTTGTTAAATCAGATAAAAGGCATAGGTTGATTGTTGGTGGTAGGGGTAAAGGTGCAAGTTGGTCAATAGCACGTGTTCTATTATTGGAAGGGATGCGTGATTCTTTATTTATTCCTTGTGTTCGTGAAATCCAAAAAACAATACGTTATTCAGTAAAAAAATTGCTCGACGATACAATTGAACATTTCGGGTGGGAATGGTTTTATAATTCAACACTAACTGAAATTTCTGGTATTAATGGAACTAAGTTTATTTTTGTAGGGATGCAGGATTTTAAAGCTGATGATGTTAAATCACTTGAAGGTGCAGATCGGTGTTGGGTTGCTGAAGCACAAGCAATTAGTAGAAGATCAATTAATATTTTAAGACCAACAATCAGAAAAGAAAATTCTGTTATCTGGTGGGATTTTAACCCACGATATGAAACTGATCCTGTTTGGATAGATTATATTTTAAATGCTGATCCTAATGCAGAAGTGCTTTGGTTAAATTGGAAAGATAACCCTTGGTTTACTGATGCATTAAAATTAGAATTAGAATCTGATTATAGAAGAAATGAAGAGGAAGCACGGCATATTTGGGAAGGTGAATTAAGAACTGCTGGTGATCGTTTTGTATGTCCATCTTCTTTAGTTGATATTGCAATTGAAAATAAAATTAATTTTCTTGAAGGTGATAGTGTAGTAGGTGCAGATATAGCGCATCAGGGTGGTGATCATATTGTATTTTATCGTAGGCATGGAAATAAAATAGTTGATAAGTATGAATCTCAATATCAAAATACACAAACAACAATTAGACATTTAAAATCCTTTGCAATTGATAAATCAGTAATAATTAATATTGATAATGGTGATATTGGGAAAGCTGTTGCAGATTTTCTTGAAGCAGATGGTTGGAAAGTAAACAGAATTAATTTTGGTGGTAAACCAATTGATACAGAACACTATGAAGATATTGCAACAGAAATGTATTTTAATTTAAGGGATAAACTACAATATATTGATATTCCAAATGATGAAGAATTAAGAAACCAATTAATACAAAGGAAATATGATTTTATAAATGGTCGTAGAGGTTATGAAGTAATGAAAATTGAAAATAAAGATACATTTAAAGAACATGCTGTTATGAATAGTAATTCTCCTGATAAAGCTGATGCTTTAGTATTGTGTTTTTATGAAGGTGCAGCAAAAAATGCTTATGCTACAACAGTTGATTATAACATTTTTTAAGGAAAATTAACATGGGGTTATTCGACCGAAAAAATAAAAAGAAAGAAAGAACTATTACAATACAAGCAATTTCAGATGTAGAGGGAAGAAAAGAAGCAGTTTTAATTGAATCATTATTAACTGGTAGAACAATCAATATTACTATTCCAGGTACAGTAAATGCATATTCAAATTATGAATCACAAGTTATTGAAACGTATAGAAAATATAATGGTTTTAGTAGTTTTGGAAATCAGCAAGCACGTGCAATTGTTGATTTAAGAACTGCTTTTATTGCAGGGGAAGGTATTTCTGTAAGTGCTGAAAAAGATAGAACTGCAAAATGGATTGAAAAACAATTCCAGAAAAATAATTTTAATTCTATCAACTTTATTGAATCTGTAAAGGGTACTGAATTAGCTGGACAATCCCTTTTTATTCTAAAACCTAAAGAATGGATGGATGGTCAATTATATATAAAATTTATTCGTGTTCCTTATTCAATTGACCATGCATATCGTCCTGTTTATGATGATAAACTAACAAAAGAAAATATTATTGATATTCAAATTAAAAAAGATGGTGTTTGGGTTAGTGCAGGGTTTAGGAATTATCTTTATGTTAGAACTGGTGGTGATGATTTTAGCAGCTATGGAGCAGTTACAAAAACAGGTGTTGTTTTAACTGACATAGAAAATTATGATAGAGCAATTAAAGATATGCGTAGAAATAATCATATCTTTGCAAGAATAACACCCGTTTTTGAAACTGCATCAGCAGGTGAAGCTAATGGTTTACAGGCAAAGTTGAATGATTTAAAATGGAAAATTGGTCAAGCTTTTATTGGAAGTGCGAAATTTAAATATGAAACACCATCACAAGGTGCACATGAAAATTTAAATTCTGAATTGGTTGCAACAGTTAAAACAATTTCTTCTGTTACTGGTGTACCTGTACACTGGTTAGGGTATGTTGATTTAATGTCTAATAGATCAACAGCAGAAACCCTTTATGAAATGATCAAACAACATACAGTAAATGAAAGATCAATTTGGGAATCTTCATTATATGATATGATCATCAAAGCACAAGAAATGTATATTGATTCTGGTGGTCAAGAAATTTCAAACCTTGATTATAATTTTGAAGTAAAGTTACCCCTTATTGATTTTGCTGGTTTTCTTGATCGTGTAAAAGCTTTGAATCTTGCCTATACTGATGAAGCAATTTCTATTGATGATTATAGAAATATGCTTCCAGGTATTGATCCATATAAAACAAAACGTGCAATTGAAAAAGAAAAGAAAAGTGAAAAAGATAATTTAATGTCTATGGGGTTGCAGTTGCAACAGCAAGAAAACAATTTAGAGCAGGAAGGGGAACAGGCGATATGAAAGTAGTTACAGTAATGGATTGGTACAAGAAAAAGTATCCTAAAAAGTATGCTGAAATTACAGGTGAAGAAAAAGAGGAAAAACCAAAAGCTAAAATTGAAAAGAAATCAGAAATTAAAAAGGAATAGTTATGTATAAAAAAGTTTTACAAGTTGCAACACCTGAAGGCGAAAAGATAGTTGCCCATGTTCAAAAATCAGGTACATGGGTAATTATTAATGTACCTTATTTAGAAGCTGTTAAAAAAGATAAACCTGAATTTGCAAAAAAGGGAATTATTAATTTCAAAGTAAAACTTTCAGATTATTCAAATGCAATTATTAGTTTAACAAAATATCTTGAAGATTTGTTTTTAAAGGAAATGTCTGATGAAAATAACCGTACAAGCATTAGAACTAAATCTAAATCTGGAAGAAATGAAAGAAAAGATACCGAAACAAAAACTGGAACAACTGAAGGGGAAGGGGATTCTGCAAGCTTACACGATAGCACAAGAGGGAATCAGCAAACCCAAAGTGATCGGGGAAGGACAGCAGATTCTAAAATGGACAAAATCGACGATCAGGAGATTAGCAGACAAGATTAAAGAGGGAACAAAGTTTTTTGTTGGGCATGGTGCAACAAATGATCATGATAATCGTGCTTCAGTTGGGGAAGTTTTGGTTTCTTTTCTAAAAGATATTGGTGGTAAATTATCAAATGTAATTATTGGGCATTTTCCAGATGAAAACAAAGTTAAAGATATGGATGTTTGCAGCATGGAAAGCGATATTGAAATAACTGAAGATATAGTTTCAGATATAAATGATGTAACTGGTATTGCATTAGGTTCAAGCGATCGTGAATCACCTGCTTTTCCAGGTGCTTTGCGTTTGGGTACTGTCCACTGTTTTAATATTCAAGCAGAAGAAAAAAACAATAAGGAGTCAAAAAAAATGGAATTAACTGTACAAGATGTAAAAAAAGCGATTAGTGATCTTAACATTTTCCCTTGGCAATTGTATAGCATAGACGATATGAAAAATGATCGTGTATTTGGGAAATTGTTTTCAGAAAACCAAACTTTAAAATCAGATAATGAAAGACTGAATAAAGAAAAATTAGATTTGGAGAGTAAAAGTAAAGAAGCTTTGCGAAAACTTGATATTGATAATGCAAGAAAAGAAATAAATAATTTAATGAGTGAAGGATTTACTGATAAACAGAAAAAGTTTATTAGTGATCGGTTTAAACCTGAAAGTATGGAAGATTTAAGTAAAGAAAGTTTAAATACATTTATTGAAAATGGAAAAAAAGAATTTGCTGAAACTGCACGTTTGTTTGGAGTTGATGAAACAATAAACAAAGGTACAGATAAAGGTGAAACTGAAGAAACACCTGAATCTTTAGAAGAGGAAGCACTAAAGTTAATGGGTGTAAAATAATTTAATTTAATTTTTAAGGAGTAAAATGAAATGGCAAAAGAAGTTGAATTGCTTGCAAAAAGCTATGAAGAAGTAACTTATACACCTGCTGCTGCTGGTGTTGCAGGGGAAGTGCTTAAATCAAATGATGTACTTGGGTTTCTAATTGAAGATATAACTGCTGCACAAGTTGCAGCAGGTGAAACCCGTACACTAATTACTAAAGCTGAAACTTGCAAAGTAATTAAAAATACTGGTGAAGTTTGGGCAGTTGGTGAACCTGTTTATTGGGATGATACTAATAATTGGTTTACTAATGTAGCTGGTGCGCTTGATCTTGCTGGTTACATTAAAGAAGCACAAACTGCACTGGTGCTTGAAGGTGTAATTAATTTTGACGGTTATGCTGCTTTCTTGAAAGCATAATCTAATCTAATTTAAAAATTTATTTTTAAGGAGTAAACAAGAAATGAATGTTGATCTTGAAAGAATGTTTGATCTTGTAGTTCACATGAATGAAAATGCTGGTGAAGATTATGTTTTGGAAAAGAAAAAAGGCATAGTCCTAAATTATAAACAGCAGGGGCATGTTCTGAATAAATCAATTCAGGCATTTATGCAAGCTGTTGCTGTAAAAGATTCAGATAATAAAATAATTCAGGCATTTTCTGGTAGTAGTGATCTACCACAATTGACAAAAGATGTTTTTAATGTAACACAAGCTGTTCCTGAATTTGATACCTTTTGGCAACAGTCTTTCAGGGGTATTCGTTTGCGCCGTGGACAACTAAGTTGGGAAATTGCAGACGTTGAAACTGGAATGACATTTGAACTAATCCCTGAAGGTGGAAAATGTAAATTTTATTCTGTATCTGGAAGTAAAACAGATGCAAAAATTGAAAAGTATGGAATGGGAATTGGTGTTACATGGGAAATGATAGAGGCAAGAAAACTCTATCAGTTCATTAATTTAATGGAAGATGTACGTGCTAAACTTAACAATTTGTGGGCTGATGTTCATTACGGTTTGCTTGCAACAGCTTGTGCTTTAAATGCTGTTGCATGGCAAGGTGGGGCAACTGATCCAATTTTGTCAAGGGATATTGCAACTGTAAATACAGGTTATGTAACAATTGGAAATGCAACTAAAGATAAAGGTTATGGTGATACTGCAAATGCGCCGATGGTAATGTATGCTTCACCTAATCTAAAAGCACGGTTGATGCAGGTGTTCCGTGCAACTTCACCTGATATTGTTTCTGGTAGGGTTGTCGGTTCTGCTACAACTTTAGCTGATGGGCAAATACTTGAATATAATGTAATTCCACGATTTAGTTGGAATTCAAATATTCCAGTTAATAAAGCTTTGCTTGTATTGCCTGCAAATAAAATTCAAAATTCAGTTTACATGCAGGAAATGGGTTTGAATGAAAGGGATATTTCAACCCTTTCAGAAATGAGAACTTACTGGACAGCTTTTGGTGCAATTGTTGCTGATACGGATCAGTGCGCCGAATTGGCATTTGCTTAAAAGTAAGTAAGTAAATTAATTAAGTAATGAAAGCAGCAGGTAATTAATTTTACCTGCTGCTTTTCAAGGGGTTAAAATGGCATTAACAGTTGGTGTTAATAGTTGGTGTACTGTAGCAGAAGCAAATGATTATTTAGAAAATAAATTTGATACAAGGGAATGGTTTACATCAATACAAGATACTAAACCTAAAGGAATGGAAAGCAAAGAAACTTTATTAGTTTCTGCTTTTTATTGGTTGTATAATTCCCCTGATTTAAATTTATCACCAACTTTAACTTCACAAAAAGTAAAAAATGCACAAGCTGAAGCAGCATGGTATTTATATAATCATTTTGAAGAATTAGATGCACGTAGAGCAGAAATCTATTCTGGTTTGACAGAATTTGAATTGTCAAAACGTAGGGAAGAATTAGAAATTAAAAATATTAAAATTCCTGATTTTATTATAGGTATGTTACCTGAATACATGGTTGAAAATTATATTGTTGAATTACGTGGTCAATATGATATTTAAGGAGTTTTATTTATGGATTTTTACGGAGATAAAACACAAATACTTGCTGAAGATTCAGCAGTAAATGCAACACAAGTTGTTTATACTGTACCCGCAGGGAAACGGTTTTATTTAATTTCATCTGATCTTGATACAGATGCAGGTGCAGTTGGTATTGTATCTGCTGTAATTCAAGATGGAACACCAACAATTCAAAAATATATTAATCAAATTAGAGTTGGTGCAACAGCACAAGTAATTCATATGGATCATTCACCTTTGAATTATCCTATTGAAATCCCTGCTGGTTGGGAAATTGCAGTAATTAGTGATACTGCTTTATTGACTGGTACACTGTCAATTTTTGGATTTGAAACAAACGCATAATGTCAAATTTTGGTGGTCCTAATAGTGCATTTGAAAAAGATTTTGCTTTAAGATTTCAAAGCTTGTCAAAGAAACTAACAAAGCTTGAAACATCTTTGCAGAAACTATTGGTATCATCAATTAATGGAGCAAAAGCAAGTATTGGATATTGGAAAGCAATTGAAGCTGAAATGAATTATATCTATGCACAAATGATTGCCCAATTTGATACATGGTCGTTACAGCAAATCCCAAAAAGGTATAAAAATAGTCTATATACAATTAATCAAAGAATAAAAAGAAATAAATCAATTCTTGCAATTGGAAAAAGAACTACAACAGCATTATGGAATAGTAATGCTTCAAGGCAAATCGTAAATGCATTATATAAAGATGCAGCAGATTCTTTTGCTTCTGCTGCATTATCAGGAAAAAGAAATATACAACGATTATTAAGGCAAACACAACAGGCATTAATTAATGAAGGATTAGTTGATATTACTGTTGCTGTTGGTTTTGAAATGGGTGATTTAAGAAAAGCAGCAGATGCTTTATCTGGTGGTTTGTGGTCTGCACTTGATGAAGCTGTACAAAATAAACAATTTGTGCAAGCTGGAAGATATAAATATAAACCTGATTATTATGCTGAATTGGTTGCACGAACAAAATTTCATGATGCACATACACAAGCAGCACTTGCACAAGCAAGAAATTATGAAACTGATTTAGTGCAGGTTTCTTCCCATAATACTACAACACGAATTTGTATGCCATTTGAAGGGAAAATATTTTCTGTATCTGGAAATGATAATAGATTCCCACCTTTAAATGATTCACCACCTTATCACCCGAATTGTTTGCATTTAATTTATCCTACATTTATAGAAGCTTTGGAAGCTTCAAAACAATTAGATTCATTTTCAGCTTTTAGTAAAGGTGATATAGAAAAACCACCTGCACCTGCTGGTTTTATTCCAGTAGGGCAAAGGGCATAATATGCAGATTTATTTTACTGATGAAGTTATGATTTATAATAATTCTACTGATCCAAATTTTAGAACTAAAACAGTTTTAAATTCTTTTGAATCAAAAGCATATATAGAAGAAAATAGTGAAATTAAATATAATGCAACTGGACAACCTATTGATCCTGAAGTTTGGGTTTTTCTTCCACCAAATACAGAAATTCATTTAGGGGATGATATAGAAATTATTAAATTTCATGGGAATGATCCGACAGCACAAGAATCAGGAAGGCGTCAAGTAAAAAGAATACATAAAGCAGGTGCATTTAAACAATCACATTTGGAAGTATTGATTTAATGGCAAAAGCTGCACGTTTAGAAATGACAGTTAATTTAAAACCCTTGCAAAGATTAGCACGTAAATCACCTGCTATGTTTCAAAAAGCATTAGAAAAAGGTGCAATACAATTTTTAACATGGGCAAATACTGGTTCATCTGGTTCAAAGGAATCAAGAAAACCACCTATTAGGTGGGGTGTTTTGCGTGGTTCATCTTCTGCATTTGTTGGGAATAAACTTGTAAAAATATATGAATTAACTATTAATTCTGAATCACCTGAAAGACCTGATCCTGCAAAAACACATTCTGCTAAACCACTAACAGCAACTTTTGTTTGGAATACAGATTATGCAAATAAAATGCATGAATGGCAAGGTGGGTGGGGAAGGTTTACAGTTCAAGATTCTGATGCTGGTAATAAATGGGTTGAAAAACATTTGCAAGCAGATAAAGATTTATTAATGGAAGTTATCGGTCGAGCATATAAAAGGGAATCAGGTATATGATTTATAATTTAGTGCAATATGTAATTAATAATTTATCTTCTTTAAATATTATTGCAAATGGTTTTGATCCTGATTCAAATTCTGATCAAATTATGATTAATGTTACTGGTGGAGAACCACAACATTTTTATAATAGAACTGACTGGACAGTACAAATTTTAAGCAGAAGTAAAAATGTAACAACAGCAAAAAAACAAATAGAGCAGGTTTATAATTTATTAAAAAATAAATTCGGTATTGTTTTGCCACAAGTAATTGTTGATGGTGTTACCTATCCAACAATTACAGCATGGCAAATATCACCAATTCAAGCACCTGGTTATTTAGGTGCAAATCAAGAAAGCATAGAAATGTTTTCTTTTAATTCTATTGTAACAACTTCATAAATTTAAGGAGTGAAAAAGAAATGAGTTTTGGTGGAACGGTTTTTGAAGGAATTTCAAAACTATTTGATGGACCTTTAGGTGTAGTACAGGTTGCATTTGAAGGTTTTGATTTAGGGAAAACAACTGCTGATACTTTGCTTACACCTGATCAAGATGTAAAGGATATTCTTTATCAGCAAGATGGTACAAAAGCTGCTGATCATGTAAGAACTGGAATTGATTATATTTTAAATGTTACTTTTGGTGAAATTAAAACTGGTTTGCTTGTACAGCTAATGTCTGGTTTGTCAAGTGAAAATACAAACCCTGCTGATGATGCTGGTACAGTTGGTAGAAGTATTTACCAATCTATGCGTGATCTTGAAGCTGGTGTTTTGCGTGTTGGTGCAGTTGATGAAAATGGTGTACCCCTGGAAGATGATTACAACACTATGTGGTTTTATGAAGCTATCCCAATTGTAAATGGTGATCTTGTTAATTGGGGTGCTGATACACAAAGGAATTTGCCTGTTCAGTTCCGTATTAAATGGCATAGATTTTCAACAGGGGAATCGACAACTAAAGTAGGTGCATTTGGCTATTGGGGTGATCCTACTGGTGAAGATGTACCTGCTGTTGTTTGGCCTGATGTTGCTGGTCCTGTAATTCTAACTGCTGAAGCTACAGATGCAGTTACACTTGAAATTACATTTGATGAAAATATTGCCTTTGTTGGTGCATCTTTCAGTGCAGCAGATTATGTTGCAAAAGCAGATGATGAATTTTTTGTACCGACAAATGGTGTAATTGCATCAGCACTATTAACCTTAACATTCCCTGCATCAACATTTGTTGCTGGTGATGTAATTAGGTTTTATATGTCTGGTGATGCAATTGAAGATTTGGAAACTACACCTAATGTTGCAGGTGCAGTAAATGATTTACCTGTAACTAACAGTGTACCATAATTAAAAATTAGAAAGGGTTTTGAATGGTGGGGATTAAATATCAATTTTATTATTATTCTTCCTCTAATTAATAAAATTGTTCCCCACCATTTTATTTTAATTAAAAAGGAGATTTGAGAAATGGCAAAATTTGTTGCACAAAAATTAGATTTAGATTTGGAACTAACAACTTTAAAAGGTGAAGAAATTATAGTTGTTCCAAAAGAATTTATTAATGCACAAAAATGTGTTGAAATAATGAACCACTGGACAAAACTTGAAAATGCAGCAAAAAAAGATAAAGATTCAAATCCTTTAGAAACAATTGCTATTGAATTAGCTATGATTTATGATAAAGATAAAAATTGGTTTTTAGAAAATATTGAACCTGGAACATTAACGGAAATTCTGGTTTATGTTGCAGAAACAATTGGTGGGGTTAAAAAAAACTTGAAGAAATAGAATTAATTTTATATTTGATTGAATTAGGTTTTAGTATAACTGATTCAATAATTTTAATTGATAGATATGATGTTGTATTAGATAATTTTCTTGAAAAATTAACAAACAGCAAAAGAAAAAAAGAATTAGTCAATTTATTAGAACAATCAAATTTATTGTCTGTTGTTCAAAATGTTGGAACTAAAAAAGGCAATCCGATCTTTTATAAATACAGGCAACAGTTGGTAAATGAACTGGATGAATTATATAAAAAGAAAAAAGAAACTGTTTTTGAAAGGTTGAAGAAATTAAAAACAAAAGGAACTAATACAGTATTTGATCGGTTAAAGTATATGAAGGGTGTTAAATAATGGCATTTAAAGCTGGTGCTATTTATGGTGAAGCAATATTAGACACAAAAAAATGGCAAGGTGGATTAGGAAAATTAACTAAATCTGCTGGTATTGCTGCTGCTGCAATAGGTGCTGCTTTTGTTGCTGCTATGACAAAAGCTGTAGCAACTGCAAACGAATTTCAAAAAGCTATGTCTAATGTTGCAACAATTGTTGATACAACACAAGTTGATTTACAGGGATTAGCTACAGAAGTTTTAACATTAAATCCAGCTTTAGGTGATGCAACAGAATTAACACAAGGTTTATATCAGGCTTTTTCTGCTGGTGCAGGTACAGCAGAGGAAGCTATGAAAACTACAACTGATGCAGCTATGTTTGCAAAAGCTGCTTTAACTGATACATTTACTGCTGTTGATGTTTTAACAACTGCTGTTAATGCTTATGGTCGAGAAACAATAAATACAACACAAGCTTCTGATATTTTCTTTAAAACAATTCAATTTGGTAAAGTAACTGGTGATCAATTAGCTTCAACAATTGGTCAATCAATACCCTTGTTTGCATCTTCAGGTATTGCACTTGAAGAATTAGCTTCAGGAATTGCAGCTATGACAAAACAAGGTGTTAGTGCTGCAAATGCTACAACACAATTAAATGCAATTGTTAATTCATTTTTAAAACCTTCACAAGCTATGACAGAAGCACTTGAAGAAATGGGTTATGCTTCAGGTTCTGCTTTTCTTGAAGCTGAAGGTTTAGCAGGTGCATTACGATTAGTTGAAGAAAGAACTGATGGTGATGCTGCTGCTATGTCTGCACTTATGCCAAATATTAGGGCATTACGTGGTGCTATGGCATTAACTGGTGTAGGTGGTGAAGAGTTTACAAATACCCTTGAAGCTATGGGTGATGCTGCTGGTGCAACAGAAGAGGCATTTAATAAACAAGAAAAAACATTTGAAACACTAAGAAATTCAACAAATAATTTATTAACTGTTGTAGGGAATGTTGGTAAAGTTTTTGTTGATGAAATAGCAGTTGGTGCAACACAAGCTACACAAGCTATGATTCAATTTTTGCTTTCTTCTGAAGGTATGAATGTTGTTTCAAATATAATTGGTGGGTTAGCAGGTGCATTTGAATTAGTTAAAACAATTGCTGTTCCTTTAATAGAAACTATGCGTGATGTTTGGGGTGGAGTATTTGAAACAATACGTGATGCACTTGCAGATATTACAGGTGAAGCAACTGGTGGAGCAGGTGCATTAAAATTACTTTCTTTGGTTGTTAATCTTTCAACTTCTGCATTAACTGTAATGGGAAAAGTTTTGCAGGGATTAATTAGATTAATTGCTGATCTTGTAATTGGAATCAGGGAAAGTATAGATACAGTTGGTACATTCTTTGATTTTTTACGTGGTGAAGCTACATGGGAAGATGTAAAAGCTAATGCAAAAGAAGCTGGTGGTGCATTTAAAGATTTAGGACAGAATTTTATTACAAGTGTAGGCGCTGTTTATGAAACTGTTAGAAATGAAATAGAAACTTTTGCTGGTGATACTGAAGAATTAACTGCTGATTTAAATGCTAATATTCAAACATCTTTTCAAAATACAAGGGATAATGTCCGCACCAATTGGGGTGAAATGGTAACTGGACAAAAAGATTTAGTTACAGCTTTAAATGATGCATCTGCTGAATTGGTTACTGGTGTACAAAATCAAAATGATGATATTAAAGATGATACAGACGAAACAGTTGATGAACTTGAAGCAACATGGGAAGATTATTTTGATAGTATAAATCAAGGGTTTAGTTCTGTTTTTTCTTCAATTGGTAATTTGTCAACTATGGCATATCAAAATGAAAAAGATAGATTGGATTTAGCATTACAGGAACAATTAGATGATCTTGAAGAAAAAAGACAACAGGGAATAATAACAGAAGAAAACTATGAAGCACAAAAAGAAAGCATAGAAGCAGAAGCTTTAGAAAAATCAAATGCACTTGCAGAAAAACAATTTGAATCACAAAAGAAATTTCAAACAGCACAAGTTTGGATTGATACAGCAGGTGCAATTGTTGGGTGGTGGCGAGCAGCAACACGATTAGGTCCGATTGCTGGACCAATTTTTGGTGGAGTAATGACAGCAGCATCATTAGCTTTAGCTGCTGCACAAACTGCTTTAATTGCACAACAGGTTTTTGTTCCTTCAAGGCAACAGGGTGGAATGACAGCAGGTGCAACACGTGTTAATGAAGCTGGTGGTGAAATTATTACTTTGCCTGATGGATCACAAGTAATTCCAAATGACATTTCAAGGCAAATTGCAGATAATATTGCTGGTACTGGAAACAATATTAATGTTTCTTTTGCTGGTGCAAAAATATCTGATGAAATGGATTTAAACAGAGTAACCGATCAAGTAATTAAAAAACTTGGTAGGGAATTAAGGTTAGCAGTATGATTGAATATGCATTACGTGATGATGCAGGTAATGAATTAGATTTAAATGATGTTACTATTTTACAACCTGCACGTGGAAGTTTAACCTATGATTCAGATATATTTTCTTTTGAAAATGAATTAATACCAAATTCTGCATTACCTGGATCGGTTAAAGTTGGTAAAATAAGAACACGATCAAGGCAAATTGTTTTAACATTTTCACGTGCATTAGGTACTGATAAAGTTGGTGAAGAAAATTCTGATGATTTTAGATCAGCAGAAAATGAATTAATTTCATTTCTTTTTAAAACAACAGAATTAAGGGATAACACAAATAATTTAAAAATACCTATTGCACCTGTAGATTATAATATTTCATATGATAGGGGTGGGCATAAAATAGGTGCAGATATTCAATTTACTTTAGAATTACTTGATCCTTTTTGGTCTGCTATAACAGCAATAGTTTATACACAATCAATACCAATAGGAACAACATTAATTTCTGTTACTAATAGTGGGTTTGCATCTGTTCCACCTTATATTGTACTTGATGCAATTGCACCTGTAACAGAATTTCAAATATATATTGAATCTACAAAGGAAGGTATTCAACTTTCTGAAGATGTTTTTGGTCAAACTGGTTTTGGTGAATTAATAATTGATTGTATTAATGGTTTAGTTTCAATTGGTGATTTGGATAGAACTATTTCAATTCTTCCAGGTACAGGATTTTTTACTATACCTGTTGGAACATCTAATTTAGTTATTGTTACTGATGCAATATTTGATTTTACTATGAACTTTAATGAAAGGTTTTATATTTAATGCCCGAATTTGAAGTAATTAGTCCACCTGAAGGAATACAATTACAATTAAGATCACCAACAGGTGAAGTATTAGCTTATTTATCTGATACAGATAAATCAGGTGCAATATTAAATGCTCAAATTGTAGAAAGAAAAATTGGTGGTGTAGAAAAATTTAGTTTTCAAATTTCAAGTGATAATGATTTACCTATTACAAGAAATACAGAATGTTTTTTCTATGTATCAGGTGTTTTACGCTTTATCGGTCAAGTTGTAGAAATTCCTTTGCCTGATCAAGATGATCCTGTATTAGAAATTAGGGGTGAAGGATTTTATAAAAATCTTTATAAAAAAGTTATTAATGAAAATTATTCATCTGCTAACCTGGAAGATATTATTAATGATATTTGCTCTAATTATCTTGGTGCAGATATTGATATATTTTATAATTCTTTTAAAATTGATGTTCCTAATTTAACAAATATAACGGTTGAATTTAAAGATAAGAATTTATTTCAGGTATTTTCTACTATTTTACAAATAGCAAATTATGATTATGATAATGCTAAATATAGATTTTATGTTGATAATGAAAAGGATTTTGTATTTGAATTATTGCCTGAAGAATTAAGAACAGGTTTATTTGAAGGTTATCAATATCAAACACCTGAAGTTACAGAAGATAATTCAAACATAATAAATAAAATTCTTACTTTTAGAACAACTGTTGCTGATCCTAAAGCAGTTGAATATGTTAATACTTATGAAGATACTGAATCACAAGGAAGATTTGGTTTATTTGAAAAGAAAATAACTTTTCCTGATTATATTGATACACCTACAATTGCAAATATTTGTGATTTTATTTTAGAAAGAAGATCACTTCCCCAAACAAAAATTGCAGTTACTAAATCTGAAGTATTTAGAAAAGATAGAGTTAGTGCAGATTTAGGAACTATGAATAATGGTGCTGGTGAAGAACCTTGGAATTTAGATTTTGATTTAAGTACTACAGAACAAATCACATTAGCAACATCTATTAGAAGAGGATTAAGTGCAGTTGATTTTGGTAATTGGGCAATTTCAAATAAAAGAAATTTATTTTGGGAAATAATAGCGGAATGTGATTCTTTAAATAATTGGGATTTATCTAATTTATCTGTAACAACTGCTGTACTTTCAGCAACACGTGTTTTAACTGGTAGACAATCAATTAAATTTACTACTGGTTCTGGTTCAGATGGTGAATATGCAGAATTTGTTTTAGATCAAGAAATACCATTAGCACAATTGGCAAGATTATATATTTATTTTGAAGATACTGTTGATAAAATATCAATAATATTTTCTGATACTTTTGGAAATACAATTACTCTTGAATTTGGTTCAGTTGAAGGAACATTAGAAGTTGATACTTCAACACCTGCAACAGATGATGCAGAAATTGATTATTCACTTGGAACAGATTTACTTGATGTAGATATTATAAATGCAGTTACATTTAATCAGTGGTTAAAACTTATTCAAAATATAGATTTACAAACTACCCTTTCAGGTTTTGAAGTTAAACCTAATGGTGGTTTATTTGATTTTCAAGTTGCTGCTGGTATTGATTTTACTGATTTAATGGATCGTGGTAATTGTGAATCAACCGATCCACCTATGATACAAGGTGAAACAACACCTTTAAATGTTGGTGTTAGTTGGGCACGTTCTGCTGATCAAGCTGCTGAAGGTTCATTTAGTTATAAATTAACAAAAACTGATGGTACTGCTGGAAATAAATATATTTCCATTTTTGATAATGAAAGCACAACTGATTTACATGGTTTGCTTCCTGGTAAAAGTTATAACATTAAATTAAAATATTATATTCCTTCAACTGGTGGTCCATCTTTAACAGGTGAATTTAGGTTACTTGTTCAAAATTATGTTTCTGGTGCATGGTCTGGTTTAGTTTCAGCAACAGGAACTAATCCTAAAGATGCATGGAATCAGTGGGATTTTGATTTTACGATAGATGCTGCTGCAACAGGTATTAGAATTTGGTTTTATTTAGTTAGTTTAACACAAGTTGGTGAATTTGTTTATATAGATAATATAGAAATGCTTCAACCTGTTGCTGAAGATTTTGAAGTTAGAGTTATAACTAATCCAGGTTTATTAAATGTTAAAACAATTAGAATTAATATGCTAACAAATAATGTTTTGAATTTTTATTTAGATAGGATTGATGCATATGCAAATATTTACAAATACCATGAATTACAATTAGAAGAGGTTATTTTTAATTTAGCATCTAAATTGTTTACTGCTGAATTAAATTTTGGTGAATTAGAAGATAATATTATTGATGAAATTGATAAAAAAGTAGAGGAAGGGGATACTGCTTTAGCAATATTCTCTAAACAATAAGGAGTTAAATTCATGGGCATTAAAATGTCTGGATTAGATGAACAATTAAATGTTAATGATGATGATATTTTTCATTTAAGAACATCTGGTGGATTAGATAAAAAAATTACTGCACCCAATTTAAAAATAGGTTTAGATGTTGCTGGTAGGGTTGTCGGTCCTGCTGTAACATTAACTGGTGCTGTTAGTAGGGGTGATCCTATTTTTAGATTACATCAAAAATTTGGTACTGGTTCAGATTTTGCTTTTAGAACAATAATTCCTGGTGTAAATATTTTAGCTGGTCCTGATTATGGTGCATCTGGTTTTTATATCGGTGCAGATTTTTATGCAGTTTGTTATATTGATGTTCCAACAGCAACATGGGAATATAAATTAAGAATTTATGAACATAATTTTAATCAAACAGCTTTTACTTTGCGTGGTTCTGGTGTTGATATTTTTACTGCTTCAAGTAATTATCCGTTTTTTATGGGTGGTGGTTATTTACGTGATGTAGATTCAAATACAATTGAATTTTGTATTGTGATTGCAGAAGATTCTACAACATATAAAAGAATTTATACTTATCGTTTAAATAAAACAACTTATGTTGTAACACAAGTTGGTTCATTTCATGAAATGGATGATTATTGGTCAGCTTCAAATAATTCTTATGCACGAACAGCAGCAGATGGTTCAGAAGAATTATATTGTTTTTATAATATTGTAGCATCAAATAATAGATTTAGGGTTTATCATTCAAATAGGGATGGTACATATACTGAAAGGGGAACATTTTTACAGTATAGTGAATCCCATAATTTTCAAGATTGTGGAATTCCATTTAAAGTTGATGGTAAATATATTTTCGGTTATTCCTATGGAGCAGCAAATATAATACAAACTGGTTATGATCCAATAACCTATGCTAAAACAGAACAAATAAAAGCGCCTATATTAAATTATTTTGGTACAAATCAATATCCAACAAAAACACATTTTAATACATCCCCAATAGGTTATGATTATTCAAATAGAACTGATGATTATGATTTTACTATTGCACGTACTTTTGGTAATGTAATTGGTCCTGGTTTGATTCTTTTAATTTATGCTGCTTCTGCTGTTGCAACTGATTCTGAAGCACCTTATTGGATGCAAGTTTTTAAATATGATGCAGTACTTGATTTTTGGCAACCTGCAAGTAATCCTGTATCAATTGCATCATTAACAGATAATGTTTCACAAGGAAATATTGCAAAAGTATTTTTATTGACAAACGGTTTAATTTTAATTGATTGGGTTGCATTTAGTTCTATTGATACGGGTGCTGCTTCTGTACAAAACCGTGAAGCTTATGTTATGTCATTTCAAAATGGATTTTTGCAATTGATATGGAGGGGTTTAATTCGTGCACCTTTGGATGGTTCACAAGCAAGGCGTGGTATTTCTGGTGATTTAACTTTTGATGGTAGATATTATGTTGCTGGAAATACTGGAAATGCGGATATACCTTTTCATGGTTTACTTTATATGTCAGAACTTTTAGGTTTTGCTGATCGTGATTATTCAATTAGTGAATCTGTAAATCCTGTTATTAAGGGTGCAATAACTGGAATGTCAAATTTAATTGCTGGTGTTCCTTATGGATGGGATGTTAATATTGGAGCAATAAAACCATATTATACTGGTGGTTTAAATGTTGCAAAAGCAATTTCTGATTCTATTTTAGAAGTTGATGTACCAACTTCTAAATATGAATGGATTTGTATTGATGAAAGGTGATTAAATGAGCGGATTAACAAAAGATGAAGTTATACCAAACTGTAGTGTTTGTGGAAATAGAGTTGATTTTGAATGTTATTTTAATTTTAATAAAATAAGAAGAATAAAAGATATAAAGAAAAAACCTACATGGTGCCCATTAAAGGAAAAAGAAAATGGCTAAACAATTAGGTGATTTAACTGAAGCTTCTGCACTTTCAGCAGTAGATTTATTATTAGTTAGAAATTCTGCTGGTATTGATCAGAAAATACTTTTTAATAATTTAATTAAATCTTCACGTGTAACTGTTGCAAAAAGTTTTAATTTTTCTGTATTAAATACAGATGTTAATTCAGTTTTTTTAATAACAACTGGTGCAACTGATAGAACTGCTGCTTTACAAGCTGCTGCGGAAAATGAAAATAAAATATATACTTTTATTAAAGCTGATTCAGGTATAGGTAAAGTAATTGTTGAACCACAAGGTTCTGAATTAGTTAATGGTACTTTAAATTGGGAAATTACTGATCAATATGGTTATGTTGTTATAATTTCTGATGGTGTTGGTTGGTGGGTACTTGCAAATGAAGGTACTGTTTATGAAGATATTGTTACAACTGGAACACCTGCACAAACAAACCCTGTTTCTGGAACATGGTATAATGTAGGTTCACAAAGTTTAACTGTACCTGCTGGTGTTTATATGGTAGAGTATAGTCAATATGCTGTTAGGCAACATGGAACAGCACAAGCAATAATTAATTTAGCTGTAACATTATCAAAAACTGCTGGTGCTGAAGATGATTTTAATTTTACCCAAAACTTTACTTTTTCAAATCCTGGTACAAACTTTTCGACAACAGTAAGTTTTGGTCAAATGTATCAAAAGAAATTAAAACAAATATTAACAGCAGCTACAACTTTTTATATAAATTTAAAAACTACTTCAGATGGTGGTCAAGGATCAATATTTAAAACTAATTTAGCATCACAAATTATTAGAGCTACAAGGATAGGATAAAATGGCATTAAACATTTCAGATTTAGTTGCAGTAACAGAAATAAATGATACTGACATTTTACACCTTAGAACATCTGGTGGTTTGGATAGAAAAATAACAGGTGCAAATGTTAAATCAGTTTTAGTACCAAAGAATTCTAAAACTGTTACAATACAAGATAATATAAATGAAAATGAAATTGTTGTATTAGATTGGGGTGAAAGCTTATATAGAAAAGCAAGCACTTCATTTAATCCTTGGAATAGTTTTCAATTACTTACAACTGTAGCTGATCCACCTTTGGTAGCTTCTATATTTTTAGTACGTTTATCTCAAAATAGATATGCTTATATTTATGATACAACATCACCACCTGAATGTGGAATTTCTGTAATAACAACAAATGTAGATGGTACAATTAGTCAAGGTACAGTTCAAACATTTACAGATTTACAATCAGCAGCAGTAAGAAAAGTAATTCATGTTGATACAGATAAAATTGTTATACTTTATGAAGATGCAGCAGGTTCAGATTTATATGCACGTGCAGTTTCTTTTTCTGGATCAACTGTTACAATTGGTGCTGCAACATTATTGGATAGTGTTAATACTTCTTTTGATTTTAATGGTTGCAGAGTTAAAGCAGGATTTTTTGTTTATCATCATTCTGATACTGGTGATAATATTGGTCGTTTGCAACTTTGTTCTTTATCAGGTACTACAATTTCTAAAGTTGGAAGTGAATATAATACTACAAAAGTAGTTGCTGGATTTGATGCTGATCATTTAGCAAATGTTAGAGATAATGTAATTGTTTATCAATATGAAGATAATGCAGGTACAGGTGCTTTTTTAAAATTATATCATATTAGTGATACTGGAACATTTACACCCTTTCAAGAAACAACACGTGAAATCTTTTTTCCTGATTCTGGATATGATACCCAAAATACAACTATGTTTGTTCGTAATTTATGGGAAGATTATTTTATTGTATTTCGTAGAGTACCTGTAGGAAATAGTGTTTTTGTTTTTCGTGTTCCTTTTGACGGTGATCCTGTTGCTGCTTCTTTAGATCAAGTACAATCGTATCATCCACGTGTTGTACACGAACAACTTTTTTATGGTGGTAATAATCTTAGTTCTATATTTTTAGAAACTACAACATATAAACCTGGTTTTTATTGTATGCAAGAAAACGGATTAGATACAAATATAATTTTTATTAGTAGAAAAGGCATTTTTGGTTTTATTCCTGGTTGGGGTGAAGATAAATCTGGAAGATGGCAAGTTGCATGTACAGATAAATATCGTGGTTTATTTATTGGTAGTACTGTAGATACATCAGAAATTTATGGCCGTACCTTTAGAGGGTTTCAAAAAGTTGTTGGTATTGCAACTGAATCTGTTGTTGCTGCACAAAGTTTAGAAGTACAATTTAAAGGAATTAAAAACGGTTTTACTGGATTAACACCTGAAGCTGATTATTATTTAAAAGAAGATGGTACTTTAGGTGCTGATGATGGTACTTTAGATAATATAGAAAGATTAGTTAAAATTGGTAAAGCAGTAAGTACAACAGAAATTGATATTAATATTGTTGAACCTTGGTAAATTAAATGGCAAAAGATAATACAGAACATCATACTTCAGGAGTTTATGAAAAATTCTGTAAACCACGATTTGAAGGAATAGAGGAAGATATAAAGGATACACAAACAACAGTTCATAGTATAGATAAAGTTGTGAATGATGGATTAAAAGATAAAACAGAAAGATTAGAAAAACATAGCAATTGGATTATAGGTTTATTAATTAGCTTGTTATTTATAATTATTGCATCTACAATTGGATTATACGCAACAAATCAAAACAAAGTTGAACAGGTAAATGAAAAAGTAGAAAGGTTGCTAAATGATAATTAAACAATATAATACTGATCTTCACCCATATATTCAAACTGATGGTTGTTTATTTATGTCTTTACTTGATATTGCTTGTGATTATTGTAAAGCAAAATGTCAACCTGCTTTAAAAAGTGAATTGACAATTGCAGAAGTAAATAAAATATATTGGTATGCAATACCCCAATTTATGCAAGATGGTAGACAAGCACAACAAAACAGATGCTATATTTTAAATCATGCAGAAATTATTAGATTGGGTTTTTATATACTTGGAAAACGAAATATGTTTATACAGTACTTATATCGTGATGATTTTGATCCTTCAAAAAGTTTTGGAGAAATTAAGGGATGTAATTATTTTATAACTGAAATTCAATTACCTACTTTTAATCATTTCTATAGAAGTGATGCAGATGGAAATGTTTTATATAATCCTGGTAGAAGTTTTTCAAATAATATAGAAAGCACAAGAGGATATAAGATTGAATGAAAAAATTATACCTATCATTCTTATTATTCTTATTGCTGTTGCCTTGTTTATCGGCTACGGATTTGGAAAAAGAATTAGTAATAGAGAAATTAAATCAGCTAAAGATACAATTAGTGAACTTGAAAATACAATCGGAAAACTTAACACAACAATTACAGCAGCAAAATCAGAATATAATGAACTTGAAAAGTTATATAGAGCAGATAGAGAATCAATTGAAAATCTCAAAAACGCAAATAGAGAACTTGGAACTATCCTTGAACAACAAAGAAATATCATTAGAGAAATTGAAAAAAGAAATTCAGAAGTTGGAGAATCAAGTACAGGAATTACAAAAGGAATTGCAGAAGCTATCACAACAGTTGATGCAATTATTAAAACAATCAAGAAAGGAGAAAATTAAAGTTGGTTTAATAGTTGGTGGTGTTTCGTTTTCAATCGGTGTAGGTACTGGATTAATTTTATTTCAGTTACTAAGGAGTGATTAAAATGGGTGAAAAGAGTTTACTAAAATCAAAAACCTTTTGGGGTATGATTGCAGCAATTATACTTGCAATTATATCGTGGATAACTGGACAACAAAGTTTACAAGCAGTAGTGCTTGAAATTGTTGGTGCAGTTGGTGTTATTTTTCTAAGATCAGAAATAGATAACAATCTTAGAAATTTTTTCAACAAATTTAATTGGTTCACCAATAAAACCGTTTGGGTTGCTATTGCAGCAGCACTTGGGTTTGTAATTTCCTGGTTAGCAGGGGAAATTGAATTGTTGCAAATGTTAATTGGTGTAGTAACTGCAATTTCAGGTATCTTTCTTAGAAGTGCTGTAGAACCTGAAAACCCTGGTACATGATAAAAAAAGTACATCATTAAATTTTAAGGAGTAAAAAGAATGATCAGAAGTAAATCAATTATGAAAGGTGTTGTTAGAGCAAAAGTAATTTCCCTTGATCCTGTTGGAATTGAAAAACTTGAAGCACTAAGAATTCAATTCCCTGAAAGAAAACAAAATCCAGATTATTTTATTGCACGTGATGCAATCTATAAAGAACATAGTTTTAGAAAGAAAAGAACAACTTGGAATTTTAAAGTATTTACAACTATGGTTGCTTGTGCAATTAGAAAAAATTTCCGTGAAGCTTTTGAAGTATTAAAATTTGAAACTGCTGTAAACCACAACATAGTTACCGATGAAGGGGATGCACTGGTTGCTGATAATATGGCAAATACCCCTGCACGAACTAAAGTTGATCAAACAAATGGACACATTACAGTTGGTACAGGGTGGACAGGAACAACCCCAAAACAAAATACAGCAGTAAATACACCTACTGGTTCACCTGAAGTAATGGATACAGGTTATCCAGTACTTAAAGGAACATGGGGAAATACAGATGATAATGTTGTACAGTATCGTGCAACTTTTGAAGCTGGTGATTTAAACCAAACTGGAATTGATGAAGCTGGTTTAGGAAATAATGCAGTTGAAGCTTCAGGTGATAATTTGGCATATGGTCAAATTACACCTTCAGTTGATGTTGCTTCAACAGATACTTTGCAGGTGGATTGGGAAATAACTTTTTTGGGTGCATAAATTAATGGCAACTTTTATTGTCAGATGGGAATCATCCTGGATGGAATTAGCTGATCGCACTGATTGGGGTGTAGGTAAATTAAAACAGTATGATCAGCGATACATTCAGGGTGATCCTGTTTCTGTTGTAGCTGATGGGGTTTTATTTGATCCTTTAACAGAAACTTGGTTACAAGAAATAACAAATCCTAAATGTGTTGGTGTACACGTTTATGATTTATCATTAGCTGAAGCAGAAGCATTTTTAGTTGCTTATCGTTCAGGTGAAACTATAATATTTAAAAGGAAATATACAATTGATAAATTAAATTTACCTACACCTTTAGTTGATAGAATTGAAGCAGAAAGAAAAGTTGAAGTAACAAGGGATCAATTTAATGCAGCTATAAAAGATAAAAGTGTATGAATAAAAAAAGAAAGGTTTCTATTCTAAGTGATTTAATATCTGGTGAATTAAATAGAAGAAACCTTTGGTTATTTGCTGGTATTGAACCAATTGGATTTTTTAAACAAGAAAATCAGAAATGGTATATTAAAATTAATGGTTGTTCATCTTGTGGAAAATGTTGTATTGATGCAAATGTTTTTAATACAGGAAGATGTAAATATTTAAAACAGGTTTCTAAAATTACAACTGAATGTGAATTAAAATTAAATCGTCCTTTTAACTGTTCAACAGATGATGGTAGAAATAGCATCCCTGAATGTACAGTTAAATATAAAAAGGTGGAATAATTGGGTAAACTAAAACCACCAGTATTAACATCTTCACGTATTTGTGATGCTTCACGTGTAGCTATTGCTGCTGATGATACACCAGTAAAAAAACAGAATTGGGAAAATGAATTTATTTTATGTACTCAAATTGAAG